AACAAATGAACGAATATGAAAAAGTTGTTAGCTTAGAAAAAATAAGATTAGCATTATTAAGAAGACATGAAAAAGAGCAAGTGGAAGCTTTTAAACCATTATTAAAAAATTACAGGGAGCCTGTAAAAATTGTTTCATCAATAACTGAAGAGATGATTAAAGAGTATGAAAATGAGAACAAAAACAAACCGATTGAGGTTGATGGTAAATTATATAAACATCATCCAGTTGATTCAGAATTTGAATTAATTGAATATAAACCATTACATGAGCCACATGAGATTTTAGATGATGTCGAAATAGAAGATGTAAAAAGGGATATGAATACAATTGTAGAAGAAAATGATAGAGTTGAACAAAAATTTAAACGTGAGTTAGATTATTTAAATTCTAAAATAACGTCATTAAATACAAATATTGAACGTATTTATAATTCATTAGATGTTAATGAAAAAAGGTTAAGTGAGATGGATGACAAAACACGTAAAGAATTTGTAAATTCATCAGCATATATCAGTTGGATGACTAAAACAAATAATAAACTTAGAGAATCCGAAGTAAGTTTAGACAAAGTTAATATTGAAAAAGCAAAATACACATCAATTAATGAAGTGGAAAAAAATAGAATTATAACAGAAAACAATAATAAATACAGAATTAAAGAAGGTTTAATAAATACAAATCTTGAAAGAATAAGAGAAGAAGATGATGAAAAAGAAAGAATAAGTAAAATCAATGAAGGTAGGAAACAAGAAAGAATAAAAACATTAGAAATGTTAAATAGTGGTAGATTTGATATGAGAAGAGACCCACGAGAAACAGATGAGCAATATATTAAAAGAATTGATGATATAACTAAAATTGAAGTTTCTGAAGATTTAATAGAAAAGGAGGCTGAAATTGAGAACATGCAAAAGTTTAAATCAAACTTAAAAGACATTGTTAGATTAGACAGTAAAATTGAGAATATAGTTAAATCATTTGATAAAGACGATATCTTTTTAATAAATAGTAGATGGGTAAAAGTAAAAAAGATATTTTTGGATAACTATGGATTTAATAATAAGAATCTTAACAGCGAAAATATGATTGCGACATTAGTGACTATATTAGATGATATTAAAAAGAAACCTTTTTATGAAGACAAAGACGATGTTGATGTATCATTACCTATAGACTCAAAGATAGATTATCCTAAAACTGTTGGTGATATAGAAATAAATGAAGATGATGATACTGGTGCATTACATTTAAAAAACAATACTACATTAGCTGATATTTACTTATTGATAGCACAAAAAAAAGACAGTGTTGGCGTTATACTACCATATTTATCGTACTCATTTAATAAATCAATTGGTGGGATTGGAAAATATTCAATCATTAGGTTTAATTCAACAGAAGATGTATCTAAGTTATCATCACATTTAGACATAACTGTTGAAGAATTAACTGAAATTCTTGGTGGATTTAATAAAAAGAAGATTTCAAAAACAGATATGTCCAGAATAATGTTAAAACATCCGATATTAAAAAAGTTTTCAGGAACAGCAAAAAAGAAAGGTAAAAAATGGGGTTATGGTGTAACTATAAATAAATTACCAGATATGTGTCCTTTTGGAAATATTTTTATTAATATTGATAAGCTTTATCATAAAAATACTCTTTCAGTATTTAATAGCAATAAATTGAAAATATTAGGTTTTCCAAATGTAACTGTATCAGAAGGTTTTGTATCATTAATAATGAAAATGTGTAATAATGAAAATATTAAGCCTAAAGATATAACTAATTTACAAATAAATGAAAAAGAATTATATGACCATTTATTACATGTAGCTAAATTAAATAAAGAAATAAAAAGTGGTTCTGGTAACGAAACTGTTGAAAAATTAAAACATAGATTACAACTAATAGAAGGTCAAATAGAATCAGGAAATAATAACCCTGAAATATTAAAAGAATTATATGACGTATTAACAAAAATGGTTAATTTTAATTTGATATCACAGAGTGAATTTAAAAGATACTATAAACAAATGCAGAAAAAAATAAATGTATAAAAGCATTATTTTACGTGAAATAATTATTATCTCATTATAAATATATAATAATAATGTACAATGCGATTCCAGTTCAAGAATTAACACAAAGACAGATTTCTAAATTACTTAACGGTCATGTTGTTTCTGTAAAACCTAATCCAAATTCTAGACATTCAGTTTTAGCATCTCAGGAACAAGTAAAGAAAATGAGACGAGCATATAAAAAAGGTAGTGGTATGAGAATGCAATTAGACCCATATCAGATTCAAATGCATCAAGGAAGTGGTTTTTTCAGTAATATACTAAGTAAGGCTTTACCAATGGTCAAAAATGTGGTTAAAAATATGATTTTACCGAAAGCTCAAGACTTTTTAATGTCAAAGGGTCAAGAATTTATTCCGTCACTATTAGATAAGGGAATTTCAAAATTACAATCTACTAAAGTTGGCTCATATATTCCAGATGATATTTTAGACATGGCAAGAAATAAAGGTAGCGAATTAGCTTTATCTGGTTTAGAAACAGGTTTAAATAAGGCTTCTGATTTCGCTAAAGTTAAAATTGGTAGTGGAATGCGTAAGAAATTGTCAGCCAAAGAGTTAATGTTACTTGAACATATGAAGTATAAAAAAGGTTCTGGTTTCTTAAATGATTTGTTAGGAAATATTCCATTTGTTGGTAATATTTTACAAGGTCTTGATAATAACTTTGGTAGTGGTATGAAACCAAAAAGAAGCGGAAGAGCTTTATATCCTTCTGGCTTCATGTAAAAATAAGTGTTTTTAAATTTATTATAATACATATATATTATAATGAATGAATTATCTAATTTTGATATTGATGAAATTGTTAAAAAATCAAAAATCAAAAATTTTCATGGTTGTTATAGTAAAGATGTATTACCTTCTAAAATGGAAAATGGTTTTTATGTAATAAATTTAGCTGATGATAAAGACGTCGGATCGCATTGGACAGCCTTATATAAATTTAATGATGAAATAACATTTTATTATGATAGTTTTGGTTTTCCACCACCAAAAGATATTGAAGATAAATTAAAAGGTAACATGATAATTAATAATAAAGAAATTCAAGATATGAGTGATTCCAGTTGTGGATATTATTGTATATCGTTTATGAAATATATGGATAACAATAAACATAAAAATCCAATTGATACTTTTAATAAGTTCTTATCATTATATGACAAGAATACATATAAAAACGAGATAATTTTAAACGATTTATTATATCATTACACTTTATAGAAGTCTAGGAAATTATGCCGTAATCTTGTTTTATTATCACCTTTTAAATCAATAAGAAAAAAATCCATGGCTTTCTCTGTAGCATTAATATAACACTTTTTAAATACATCTTTATCTATATTGTCAATATTATGATTTTTCATAATATTATTAATACTTATATTATCATTCAATCTAAACATTATGAAATAATCACAGTTCCTTGTTATAATTTTAGGGATACTTGTATAATTTTGAGCAAGAAATAAACAAGTCCATCCAAACTTTCTTGATGCTATTACATACTCAAATATTTTACTCATTTCTTTCTTATTTAATGTTATAAAATCATCAAATATAATTAACTTCTGGTGCTTTTTATCATCTTCTTCACCATCTTTTAAACTTGGTACATCATTTATATTATTATACATTTCAACGCCATCAATATTCTTTGAGAGATAATTATACAATGGTTCGTCATTTGTAGAACCACTAAAAATAACCATTTTGTAAAATATTTGTCCAAATCTTGAAATAAGATTTACTACACTATTTGATTTACCTGCACCACTTTGGCCTAATATACATATTCGTGCTGGAGTTTGAATATAATGATTTTTATAATTTTTATCTTGTGTTTTTTTAATACTTCCACCAATAACTTCATAATAATTTTTAATCGTATCTTTCTTATTCATAATATATATAATTTACATATATATAATAATTATACGTTATCTATTTTACTATCTAATTTTATAATAGCTTTATTGAT